TTAATTAGTCCCCGATTTTAAATGTTCACTGTAAAGCATGTTGCCAATTGCATCAGCAACTAATACATCAGCTTCGTTATTACTATGAGTGTATATGTTTAAAGTTGTTTGCACATTAGCATGGCCAAGTCTTTCAGAAACTGCTTTAATATTTAAGCCAGGAACTTTACCAATTTGATTTATCAACATTGTTGCATGTGTATGCCTCATATCATGTAATCTTGCCGGCTTTATTTTATATCTTTTAGTAAACCGCTGCCACCATGTATTAGGTGAAGTTGGATATTGCGGTTTCCCATAATCACTTCCAAACAGTAATAATTTACTCGGATCTTTTTCATATCCAATCCACAATTCCCCTAACCTCATTCTATTTTTCCTTGTTTCCCTTAATAAAAGCGCCGCTTCATTCATCACTTCGGAAGGCAACGCAATTGTGCGGAATGACTTGTTTTTAGGTTCTTTAAATGTGTATCCATGCTTCTTAGTGTATTGTAAAGATTCATCGATCCTAACCTGATTTGTATCGAACAATAAATCAGATTCATCGATAGCAAGTAGTTCACCTCTGCGGAAGCCACCAGTGAATGCGAACTTGATAAATACTCTATTACGTAATGGTGCATATTGATCTAAAAGTTGGAATATATATTGGATTTCTTCTTCTGTGTATATTTCATACTCTCTATATTCCTGTTTTGGCCGCTTTACACTTAACGCGGGATTTTCCTTAATGATTTTCCAATCAGCCGCTTTTCCTAAGATATCTCTGATAATGCGATATCTTGCATGAATACTTGATGACGAAATATTTTCATTTTGCTTTTTATACTCGTCCAAGAAATTCAAGATATGAATTGGTTGAATATCTTCTAAGTACATATCACCAAACCAGGGTTTAATCTCTTTCCCCATTATGTACTCATATGTTTCTATCGTTTTATCATCAAGATGATCAAGTGCATATTTACTTTCCCAATCATTTACAAACATATTGAATGTTCTCTTCTCTGGTTTGATATATGCGCCGGCCTCGATTTCAGCTTTGAATTTGTACCACTCTTCCTCTAAGTAAGCACGTAACTTTCTTTTTGATTTTAGTAAAGCCGGATCCTCAATCCTTATTGATTTTCTTTCTTTTTTACGCTTCCCCTTAGTGCCTACCTCTACTATTAGACGGAAAGATTTTTCTCCTCTTTTTTCAATACTAGGCATATGCCAATCTCTCCTTTTCCATGCTTTTCTGAGTTAAAAGAATCTGATACTTAGCGCTTAATAGTTTGCGCATGTACATATCTAATCTTATTTCCGCAAAAGGATGAGTAACCTGAAAAAGATCAGATATGAGGTTTATAGCTTCCCGCTTGGTTGCTGGTAATTTGATGTTTTTCAGCATAAAGCTAGGTACAGCAAAGTGATACATAAATGCATTTGCTTGATTCTCCTGTAATTCTCTAAAAAGTGGGGGTAATTTGTATTGAACACCCACATGATTTATGTGATGGCACAGTTCATGAGAAAAGTCTTCCCATTGCTTTTTTTTAGATATTCGTGAATCAAGAATGATGCAAGCCATTCCCAGCAGTTTTACTGCTGCAGATGAACGGTTTTTGTAATGGACTATTATTTTTAACCTATCTGCAATTAGTTCCAAGTCCCATGAACCAGGCTCTGTAATACCGATGCTGGTGTAAATTGTCCGTATTCTTTCCTCAAGAAGTGATAAATGATACAAGGTAAAGCCTCCTACTAACGAAATACAAACTTATGTTCGGTTTTGTTTTCTAAAGAAAAGCCCCAAAATAGGGCTTATTTTTAATGCTCTAAGTTAATTTTTAAATCTATATCGTCACCTAAAGCATTTGCGTCCTCATCAACCGGAAGGGAGATTCTTAGCCGAATTGAATCTAAGTCTTTTATATCCTCTTCATTTTCAAAAATATAAAAGATGGATCCACTATCATTTACCTTCCCCACATACTCTCCAAGAAATTTGTCACTTTCGTCAGAAGATGGCTTATTGACTTGTACTCCAGTGCTTGTTGCTAATTTTGCATCATCTAGGCCGAAATAAACTACTTTATCTGATGTATTTTCCGCTTCAAGTTGGACCTCAATAAAAGGTGTTTGTTCGTTGGCCACAGCGGCAATTACTTGTTTTACAGTTACTTGCATCGGGCCAGTTTTCGCAGCGGCTTCTTTATTGCTGATAGCCAAAACTTTGGCTGTACCGCCATCAATTTCATATATATCCCCAACCTTTTCAGGTCCATTAGTAGAGATGTCTTGGCTTTCTGATGTGTTGGTATCAGTGGCACTATTTGTGTCTTCTGAAGATGAAGAAGACTCTTCACTATTTTTGCATGCTGATAGCAATATCAGTGAAGTGATTAATAGTAAAGTCCCCAATTTTTTAAACAATTTTAGTTCCCCTTTTTACTCCAGTTAAGTTTTCTTTATCTTTCATTTAACTCAATGAATGTTAAACAGTTTGTTTTACAGCGTGCACCCATCATAAACCCTTGATATATCTATGTTTTCAGGGGGCACAAAAAGTTTTATTTAACACTTAAACTTCTTTTTATTAAACAAATGTTTAACGAATGTTTTACCAGAAGAAGAATTAAAGAATTAAGAATAAAGAATAGCTGCTACTGTTCATCGAACCCTTTTTTCAAAAGATAATCCAAAAGTTCTTTTGCTTGTTCTTTAGTGATTTTTCCATCACGACCAGCAATTAGGGTTTCGGGATCATTTAAAAGTTCATCAATTTGAGAGTCGTTTGAATTTCCCTTTAACAGATAGTCTGTTGTGACATCCAAGACCTCAGCTAACTTGATTATTTCTGAATCAGTAATAGGTCGAGTGCCTTTTTCTATACGGTTCATAACAGCATAATTTAGGTCTACACGGCGGGCTAGTTCCCTTTGGGACCAACCTTTTCTTTCTCTTAATAAAACTATCCGATCACCTATATTCAATGTTCTCACCACTTTCTAAGTAAGACAAATGATAACATGTTTCCGTTATGGAAATAAAAAAAGTTTCTAAATTGTAAACAAAACTTATTGACATTTCTATTTCAGAACTGTATTATGTGGTTATGAAGTTTCTAAAACAGAAACGAAAGGAGTGAAAGATATGCAGAAACTTGATTTAGTTTTTATCAAGAATAGACGGATCGAATTGAAAATTTCACAGCGAGATATGGCAACAAAGTTAGGATTTAAAACCGGTTCAAGTTATTTAAAGTATGAGCAAGGTGTTTACGCATTCAAAGCAGAACAATTGCCAACCTTAGCGCAACATTTAAAATGCAAAATAACGGATTTTTTTGCCGAAAATGTTTCTGAATTAGAAACGAGTAGTGCTTAGGAGGATTTCATAATGAGCAACAAACCATTAAACCCTCAGGAAGCTGCTAGTGTACTGAGGGTTCATAGAGAAACCATTTATTCCATGGTCAGAAATAAGGAAATTCCGCATTTCAGAATTGGAAAGAAAATATTTTTCCGACCAGAAACCCTAAATGCTTGGATTAGTCAACTAGAACAGAACAGTGTTGATGATCCTGCTTAAAATCTTCTAACTAAAGTTTACCAATGGAAAGGAAAAAATTTGGTAGAAAAAGGAGAGGTTTAAAGTGAAATTTGGTAGAGCACCGAAAGCACTAAAAAGCGCTCGTAAAGAGGCGGAACTTACACAACAGCAGTTATCTATGGACGATGAATTATTTCTTTCACGTGAATCTGTATCTCATCAGGAATGCGGCCGCCACAAGGTTCAACCGGAGGTGGCCCAGTATTTTGCTGAGAAACATAATGATCCACGGCCTGCCCTTGAAGCTGCTTCTGATTATACAGGCTGGGGACCCTTAATCCTGGACGGGGAAACAGCCGATTTGCATAGGGTGAATCTTCTTGTTCAATCCAAGATACAAATGACAGAAGCCTTGGACGCCTTACAAAATTCAGTTGAACATATTTCAGTCAATCCCAAAACATTGTCAGATACAAAAATGATTGAAAAATCGATTCAGGAATGTTTAGACGTCATAACAGCTTTAACTCAACTAATCGTTGTTCTCTGTAAGGAATATTCAATTTCATGGGTGAAGATGTGGGGCAAGCATAAAATGAAGCTTTTAACGAGGGGGTTAATCAAAGGTGCTTCTTGAGGAAATGGTTTTAAAAATACACTCTGATTCAGCAAGGCGGGAACAAATTTTTATTGAGGAATACTCAAAGCGTTTAATCAAAGCTGTTGCCAATGGAGATATGAAAAAGGCAAATGAAACGGTTAATGAACTTCGCAAATCTGTAAAACAACTAGATCACTACATAAAATCCAAGCAAGACTTCGATCGCATTGTTGAAGTGATTCCGTCAAAAGATTTTTTTGAAAAAAAGTTAGAGGGGATGATTTGAATGAAATTTGTATTATCTGCAAGCCGTTTAATGAAAGCTTCTGAGGTTGTGAATCATTGTCGGGAAGTAAAGAGGAATCCAGCACAGATCCTTCTGGTGAATGCAGAGGCTAAGAAGGCTATTGAAAATATAAAAAAGCAGCAAGCTCCTACACTCACTGCTTAAGGAAAATATAAAACGTTATGAAAGTATTATATCGCTCTTTATTGAGCACGGCAAGCTTGTTCTTGTCGTCAGGCCAGGGGGAGATCTTTTTTATGCATCCTAAACCCCCTTTATTTTACCACCATCCTCTCTCTGGTCTGACGATGCGTACAAGCATCAGAAAGGAGGATTTGCGGTGTTTTACCTGGTTATTCCGCCAAGGAAGTGCCCTAATTGCGGAAAGGTCGAAGAACGATCTTACAAAATTTATTGCAGCAATTGTGAACACAAAATTCCTGATAGTGTTCAGGAACTACTTCAAAAAGCCAAATAAAAAAAGCTCGCTTTGCAGAGCGAGCCGTAGAAGGTGTTACAAACTTTGGTATTGATAGTGTACTGTATCACCTTCCAAAAATCAAATCTTTGGAGGTCTTTGACAAATGAATGAAGTTTTTTACACTGAGCCGTTTAGCGATCATCGTCGCGATCAAATAAATCTTGCCACTGTAGGTGGATCAATTTCCTTTGATTTAAGGGGGAATGCATGCTTTCACTTCCCGACAGCTGAGGCGCGAAATGAGTATCTTTCTCTCAAGTCTAAAGAGAAAGGATGTGTAGCCAAATGAAGAAGGAAATTAAACTGCTCAAATTAGAACTTCGAAATTTTAAGGGGATTAGACATTTTACTCTTGATACTCAAGGCGAGAACGTCAAGGTCTTCGGTGATAATGCAACAGGAAAAACAACTTTGTTTGATGCTTTTATTTGGCTCTTATTCGATAAGGACAGCCAAAACAAAAAAGATTTTCAGATTAAAACTCTCACAAAAGAAAACAAGCCTATTAGCGGGCTGGATCATGAAGTCAGCGTCTTGTTTTTGATCGATGGAGCTGAATTGTCTCTGAAAAAGGTGTACTCCGAGAAGTGGACAAGAAAGCGGAGTAGTGCTGAAGCCGTATTCTCTGGACATACCACTGACTATTTTATTAACGAAGTGCCATCAAAGAAAAAAGAGTTTAATGATCGAGTCAGCTCAATTATTGCAGAAGACAAATTTAAACTCATTACTTCTCCATCATTCTTCAATGAGCAATTGAAATGGCAAGACAGACGGAAGATTCTACTTGAGATTAGCGGCGATGTAACAGACGAGGAAGTATTCAGTAAAAACCCTTCTGTGGCTGCCTTGGAAAGCGTCTTAAATAAACGTTCGCTTGAAGAGCATAGAAAGGTGATTGCGGGAAAACAGCGCGAGATAAATAAACAGCTCGATGCAATACCAGTAAGAATCGATGAGGTCCAGCGCACAGTCGAAGATACATCTGGTCTAGATGAACAAGAATTACATGACGAGATAAATTTTCTTCAAAAAGAAGTTGAGTCATTGGAGGAGAAACTTCGTTCGGCTCGTAATGGTGAAGCTATTTCTGAGAAGAGGAAAGTAATTCTCCAACTGCAGAATGATCTTCAGGAAATCAAAAATGGTCATCAGGAAAAAGAATACAAAAAGATCAATGAGATTAAAGAGCAGCTATATCCTGTGAAAAGCAAGATTGATGAAATTTCAATGGAGATTAAATCGAATCAGCGGCAGTTATCACTTGAAAAAGACAATTTGGATCGATTAAATACGGAAATCGAGTCACTGCGCCAGAGTTGGTGCGACAAGAATGAGGAGACGTTTGATCAACATCAAACTGAATGCCCTACATGCGGCCAAGAATTACCGAAAGAAAAAATTGATCAAGCCATTGAAAAATTCAATTTTCATAAAAGCCAAGCTTTAGCTGAAATCAATGAAAAAGGCAAGTCGGTTAAGAGTCAAAAAGAAAAGTCTGAGGATGCTATTCAGGAATTAGAAGCTGCTATATCTAATTTGCAGGATGCCTATAAGAGTGAAGAAGAGACTTTATTATCACTTGAAAAAGAATTAGAGGGCGCGCAAAGCAATAGATCAGATATTTCAGCGGATCCAATTTATCAAAATAAACAAGCTGAAATTGAGGCCGTCCGGAATGAAATTCAGCATTTAGAATCTTCCATAGATCAAGCCGTTCAATTGATTAAGGATGATATCAACAGTAGAAAACAAGAGATTTTGCTGCTTCAAAAAGATCAAGCGAAAATTGATCACGCAAGGCATGTTAATGATCGGGTAAGGCAGCTTGAGCAGGAACAAAAAGAGTTAGCAGAACAATATGAACAGCTACAACATCAACTCTTTTTGACTGAAGAATTTGTTCGCACTAAGGTGCATCTCCTCGAAGAGAAGATAAACAGTAAGTTTAAATATGCTCGTTTCAAGCTCTTCAAGGACCAGATCAACGGGGGACTGGAAGAGACATGTGAAACCCTTTATGAAGGTGTGCCGTATTCATCCGGCTTAAACAATGCTGCACGTATTAACGTTGGGTTAGACATCATTAATACCCTTAATGATTACTACGGAATCACTGCTCCTATTTTCGTTGATAACTCTGAAGCGGTGACGAAATTGATCAACACAAATTCACAGATCCTCAGTCTGATTGTTTCCGAGAAAGATAAACAGCTTCGTATTGAGTTTCAAGACGAACTCGTTCAGGAGGCAATCTAATGGGAGCCTATTACATTATCGAACATGTTGAGACTAAAACTACTAAATCGTTAATTGTTGCTGACAGCGCACAGGATGCTTACAGATGTCTTGAACGTGGCTATTATGACGAGTTTGACAGTGAAATCAAAGTTGAAACTCATGTAAGTGTCAAAGAAGCATGTACTTCAAGGGAGAAGCAACTATTATTGACTGCGCCACAAGAGGGGGATTCAAATGAATAGCCAGAATCAATTGGCAATTATTCAAAAAGATATAACTGATGATGTGAACAAAAGCTTAACCAGATTGCAGGACGATGGTTTAGTCCTGCCTTCTAACTACAACGCAAGTAATGCTTTAAAAAGTGCTTTTTTTAAACTGCAAGAAGTAAGAGATAAAAACGGAAAGCCAGCATTGGAAGTGTGTTCTAGGGAATCAATAGCTAACTCTTTGTTAGATATGGTTGTTCAAGGTTTAAGTCCAGCAAAGACACAGTGCTACTTCATAGTTTACGGAAATCAACTACAACTTAACCGTTCTTATTTTGGAACACAAGCAGTGCTTAAACGGCTGACCAATGTCAAGGATATTTGGTCAAACGTAATTTTTGATGGTGATGTATTCGATTACGAGATTGTGGGCGGGCGCGAAAAGCTACTTAAGCATGAAACCAAATTCCAGAACAGAGACAACGAAATTTTAGGGGCTTATGCAGTTATAAAAACAATAGAAGATGAAGAAATATTAACTGTCATGACGCGTAAAGAAATAGAAACATCATGGACTCAAGCGAAAACAAAGAGCGTTCAAAACAAGTTTCCTCAGGAAATGGCCAAAAGAACTGTTATCAATCGTGCCGCAAAATCTTTTATAAACACAAGTGATGACAGCGATTTACTTGTACAGGCGATTAATAATTCAACAGAAAATGAATATGACAACGAACGTGTGGATGTAACTCCAGCTGAAGTACAGAAGCAAATTGAGGAAAACGCAAATACAGAGGTTATCGATATCGAACCAATTCCGGATCCACAAACAGAACAGCCAGAGTCCCAACCAACAAAAAAAGATGAGAAGCCCTCAGTCTTTGAATCGGACGGACCAGATTTTTGATTGAAATTACAGCCCTGTCATCGAGTAGTAAGGGGAATTGCTATCGGGTCACCGATGGTAAGACCCCACTTCTTTTGGAATGCGGCATCAACTTTAAACAAATGCAGAAGGGGTTTCAGTATAAAATGTCTCAATTCGCTGGCTGCCTTGTTTCTCATGAGCATGGGGATCACTGCAAAGCAATTAAGGATGTTCTGAAAGCTGGCATTGATTGTTACATGTCTCCTGGGACGGCCGGAGCAATTGGCATTTCTCATCACAGAATAAAGCCTGTGCGCGCTAAACAGCCGTTTAAAGTTGGTTCTTGGTCTATTATGCCCTTTGACGTGCAGCACGATGTGGCGGAGCCGTATGGCTTCCTGTTGGCTAATGAGGACGGTGACAAGCTTCTGTTTGCCACTGATACCTATTACATCAAATACAAGTTTCCAAGACTCACTCACATTATGGTGGAATGCAATTACTCGAATGAAATACTGAACGAAAACATCGAAAGCGGCCGTACACCGCCATTTATGAAAAGACGACTCTTACAGTCGCACTTCAGTTTAGAAAACGTAAAAGAGTTTTTGAAGGCAAATGACTTGAGCAGGGTTCAGGAAATTTGGCTGCTGCATCTTTCTGAATCAAACAGCGACGAGGAGCTTTTTAAAGAAGACATCATGAAATTGACTGGAAAGGTTGTTTATATACCATGACTGACAATGACTTAATTGCGGTTCCTTACCCTTATTGTTATGTGTCATTGGCCAAGACAGTGGCCCCAGATATGCGTAAGGACACTCTATTAATGTACGTTTCAACGTATTTTCGAAGATATGAACCCAATCTTACTCTTGTGACAATCAAAGGGTTAAAAGCTATCTGCAGAAAGAAATAGCGATGGAAAGGAGGCGAGGCCCTTGGCTGGATGGGTGAGGCTATATAAGTCAATGGTCGATCATGAAATCTTTACAGATAATGTCGGCTTTAGGTTGTTCACTTTCTTAATTGCCAAAGCTGCGTTTCAGGACGGTATGAAAATTAATGATTATGAGTTAAAAAAAGGCCAGTATATCCGCTCATATTCAAAACTATGTGATGACTTAGCGATTAAAAAAGGCAGAGGTTTAACAAAATTCACAAGAGCCGCAGTCAAAGCTGCAGCTGAAAGGCTTCAGGCAAAAGGAATGATTACTGCAGAGGAAACTGAATACGGAATGCTTTGGACTGTATTAAATTATTCAAAATTCCAAGGTGCTGCTGAAGAGCCTACATATGAAAATAAGGCTAAAGAAAAGCCAAAAGCACCTCAGCAGAAGGACGAGGGCTCGACTTCTTTCCAAAAAATCGAAGAAAAATTCACTTCGAGAAAAGGCTCTCTATTTTTATCTGCTGTAGATACAGCGGCAATCAAAAGAGTCATAGAGGCAGAGATACCTATCGACGATGTTTTGACTTGGATAGATGAAATTTTTGATCAATATAAACCTAAATATCCAGGAGACAAGATAAAATCTTTTTCTTACTGTGAACCAATTATTCGTGAAAGATGGGCTGCTAAACAAAGCGAAAAACAGCCTTCTAATGTCTCAGAATTTAGGCCGCGAGGATCGATACAAGAAAAAAGCTTTGCTGCTCTCGAGGATTATGCTAGAGAGAACGGCATTAAGGTGAATTAGGAAGGTGATTACTTTGGAAAAAGCAGAAGCAATGAAATTATTGTTGCGGCTTTCCGCAGCATATCCACGTTTTGATTTAAGCGGCGATGTTGGGAAAGAGCGAATTGAATTGTGGATGGACCATCTTCAAAAAATGCCGTTCGAAGCCGCAAAAATAAAGATAAATGAGCATATTGCAAATAAACCATTCCCCCCAACAATTGCGGAGATTAGCGTCAAACAACCAGAGAAAAATGAATTTTTAGAGCAACAGAAAGAGTGGGAACGAAATGCAAAACATGCTAAAAAACCTTGAAGCAGAAGAGAGCCTGTTGGGCTGTATCCTTGTTGAAGGCGAGCTGATTAAGGAAACCACTTTGGAGCCAAAGCATTTTGCAGATGAGCGTCATAAACGGATTTTTAAGGCTATGCGTGATGTTGATTCCTCCGGACAGCCTGTTGAAATGGTGACAGTGGTTACAGAGTTAGGGGATACAGTCGAAGCGATCGGCGGCACCTCTTATCTTGTAGATCTAGCAAGTGCGGTTCCTTCCGTTATTAATTTTGAAACCTATCAAACATTAATCTATGAAGCTTTTAAACTTCGAGATATGCAAAAGACCGCGCTTGATTTTGCAAACAATCCAAGTGATGAGGGTATTTTGCAAGTCTATCAGAAGACCGTGGAGCTGCAGGAGATTGGAATTAAAAATAATCGCACCAAGATGGATGTTTTAACTGAAATATACAACGACATGTATCAAGAGAAAGGCGAAATAACAGGAGTGGAAACTGGGCTAGCTGATCTAGACGCTATGACCGGAGGCTGGCAGGATAGCGATTTAATTATCGTAGCTGCCCGGCCTTCCATGGGAAAAACAGCTTTCGCTCTAAATTTGGCGCAGAATGCAGCGCTAAAAGGTGGGGTTGTGGATGTTTTTTCTTTGGAGATGTCCGACCGTCAACTCGTTAACCGGATGCTCAGCAATTTAGGTTCAATCGAAGGTACAAAATGGAGAAACCCGCACAAGTATTTTAGTGAAAAAGACTATGAAAACGCGAATCGGGCCATCGGTGAATATGAAAAATTAGACATCTATATTCACGACAAACCGTCACAGTCAGTGGCTGATATTCGTTCTGCTATACGGAAGACCACAAAGGACCACCCGGATCAAAAGCATTTGGTTGTGATTGATTATCTTCAATTAATCCGACCTATTGGAAAATTTGAAACGAAAAACTTAGAGGTCGCAAGCATAACAGGTGAATTGAAGAACATAGCCCGGACCTTCAATATTCCAATCATTCTGCTTTCTCAACTTTCTCGCGGTGTTGAGCAACGGCAAGATAAGCGGCCGATGATGTCTGATCTTCGAGATTCAGGCAGCATTGAGCAAGATGCCGATATCGTTAGTTTTCTCTATAGGGATGACTATTACGATAAGCAAAGCGACCTAAAAAACATAGTGGAGATCATATTTGCAAAACAAAGAAACGGCTCGGTTGGCACTGTCATGGCTGCCTTTATTAAAGAGTACGGCCGATTCTTAAACCTTGATAGACAAATGGAAGCGAAGCTCGCTTAAAAGAAAGGAGCACATATTATGCCTTCAGATATAACACAGACTGCCACAGACGAGCGGCGGGAATTTTTAACGAATGAGCTTATCAAGTATGGCCAGTATGAATCGGAGGACGGGCAACAGCTGTATGAACTGTCTTTGCCGGAACTGGAGCGGCTACATATTAACGTTAAATGTAAGTTTGGCCGTGGAATGTCCTCCGAGGAGGGAGATTGATGCTCGGCACGCTCCGCTCCTTAACATTCATAATCATGAACGCGGATTTAATAATGACTGAAATAGAACAGCTGGAAGCAGCTGACGGGAGGTAGAAAATTGAGATTCGTTGGCATTGATCCTTCAACTAAGACTGGGCTGCTTATCCAGGATTCATCCGGAAAAGTAATCGTAGAAGAAGAGATTAAAACAAAGGTGAAAGGTGATCCACAGAGATTTATGGACATTGCCGCTCAGGTCATTAAATTTATTCGGCCAGGCGATAAGGTTTGCATAGAAGATTTCTCATATGGATCCACAGGGCAAGGCGTAAGCATTCAATATGGAATCGGCTGGTTAATCAGGGCGAGGCTTATTAACAAACAAATAGACTACATTGAAGTGCCACCGAGTGTCGTGAAAAAGTTTGCAACTGGAAAAGGCAACGCGAAAAAAGAACACATGGTAATGCCTATCTATAAACATTGGGGCTATGAACATAAAAGCGATAACGTGCTTGATGCTTATGTATTATGCCAGATTTCACGCGCTTTACACACCAAAGTAAATCTGACTAAGTATCAGCAGGAATCTTTACAAAAAATATCTTAAACGGGGGAAAGCAAAATGGCATATATCGAATTCAAAGGACTTGTAAAAAAGGTAAATCTCAAACCTAAAGGTGTTACCGAGATTGTGTTGGAACTTCCTACCCGAGACCTTGGCCAGAACGTACAAGATCTATCAGAAATGATAGACAAGGAAGTCGAAACGCAACTTGAGAGTCAAGTGATTCAGTTTAATGTTCAATTCAATGCGAGTACAAACCGACCATTGAAAAATTATACCGTTGATCAAACCGGGATTGTAAACGTAACGGATCCGGAACCCGAACAACTCGAGGCGGATCTCGGGCTTCCTGAAGAAAAACCGAAAATCGAAGAAAAGCCAATGGAAATTAAGAGAGAAGTCGTTGATTCTTTTATCACTGAAGGCATGGCTCCAGCTATTGAAGGATTCCCTGAAATCATTGCAGAAATCGCGAAGCGCCGCATTGAAGGAGAATCCTATAGAAAGCTTGCTAATGAGCTAAATATGTCATCAGGAGCCATTGTGGACCTCATTAACAAATACAGAAAAGAAGTTGCTCCACTCGCTGAAGCTTGGTGGGATTGGAAACAAGATCAAGCCGCAGAAGCTGAGCCTATGGAAGAAGAAAAGCCGTCTGTTCCTCTGGATGAAAGCAGCGAATTCGATTTGCCTTCAAACGAAGAAAAAGAAGAAGACAACCAGGATGAGGGCGAACACGGAGCGGCTTAATGGTTAAAAGGCAGCGGCGTTGGTATTTGCTGTTTCGCATGGAGGATGGACGAGCAGTCCACCTCTATGAGCCTTTGAGAAAATACGAGCTACTCCAGCGGCTTAAAAATGGATGGAGGGTTATTGGTGGCCTCAAGGAGAGAGTATCTTATAAAACGTCTTACGGAAGATTTCAGGATGGTTCCAGGACACGGACCGGATCTTTCTAAGATGACAGATGAAGAACTTGAAAAGCGATTGGGATTTTTAGAATCTGCTTTCAAGATGGCTTGGGAAGAAGAAGAGGACGAGGACGAGGATATATAAAAAACCGCAGCACAAGGCCCCGGTTTAGTTAATCTCGACAATTAATTATAACACGGGGAGTGCTGCAAAATGAACCGACCTATTGAACTTGAAAACTTACACCAACTTTCCGTTGGAGAATTGATTGAACGAAACAAAATAAAGCTAGTTATTCTTGACGGTAAGGATGGCTGCGCATATTTAGCAGATACACCTGAGTACGGCATTACAAACGTGCATACCAGAGACAATGAATATACAAGAATCCATTTTGACTATGGATTTAAGAAGTAAAGCGGAGGGGACACCCTCTGCTGTTATTGGGGGGAGTGTTTATGGCCATGAAAGGCAAGTGTCTCAGTTCAGACATTACACCATTAGACAAAGGGCGAGAATACTTCCTCTTCCCTTTAGGAGATAGCCACTATTATGTATCTAAATTTGACAGTGTAAACGCCCATTGCGGAGCTTATGAAAAGAAACATTTTAAAGTCATCGATGCGGGCTTAGGAGAAGAGCCGCCTGCAGGTAATTATGAGCATCTGGATTCTTCAAAGATCTACAGCGCAGAACTTATTTGGATGAAGCCGACTTATGCTCTCTTAGAACCGCTTGGCACATATTATGTTAGGCCGAAGGCTCCAAGGATGACGCACTGCTATTACTTCCATGATAGAGAGTTAACAAAATACGGTGGGATTTTTCCGCTCCATTGGTTTATCAATTTTAAAGAAGTGGATGAGACTCCGGTTGATGAAATAGAAGAGAAAAAGGAGCTGCCGGCAGGTGAATGGCAGCAAATGAGCTTGTTCTGAGTTAAGGAGGAGCCAGTATGAAAGATAAGATTCAGAGAATCGAAAATGAATGCAGGCAGCATATGGGGGTATCTCTGGCCTCAACGGAGTGGCTGATTGAAACGGTTAAGCAACAGCTGGCCGTCATCGAGGAAAACAAACGGCAAGAAGAAATAGCAGTCAATCAGTTCAAGCAGGCCCAGCAAGATATCCGGCGCCTGAGCGGGGAAAGTAGCAGATATAAAAAGGCTTTACAACAAATTATCAAGAATCTGCAGTTCACAATAACAGCTGCTAAAAATGAATTAGAAGGTGAGAATAGTTGATACGAATTTATGAAAAAAGTGATTCGCAGTTTAATAACCTGGTTGCTGCCTGGTCTAAACTGACTCACCTTGATAAAAACTTGTTTGAAGTGAGCGCCATCATTCTGGCGTCGAATCATCAAGAGGAAGAGGCGGAAAAAGTAGCTGCAGTGTTGAAAGGATCAACAGCATCGAGAACGGAAAAATTCACTTCTGTTATGCCTTGTATCATGGTTTGTTTACTGTGCGAAATACAAGTTCCCTCTGGGGAAAATGAATTGATCAGATAGAAACAAATGAAAAATATAAAGGGAGAGATATAAATGATCAAAGTAGCAATTAAAGACAAATTAAAACAAGCAGAATTTGAGGCGTCAGGCTTTACAGCTGAAGAAACAGGTAAACTGTTGGGGCAATTACTGTTCTACATGAAGAGTGAAGCGGTAAAAGGTGTTGATAGTAAGCAGCCTTTACATAATAGAAGTATTTCAGATGGGATTGTTCACAAGACAAATATACATCAGGATCCAAAAGCGGATACTGTCCCAGTTGTTCCAAAGAGAACAGTAGCTCGGGCAGAAACACCTCGGCCGCGCCGTGTTGATTTGCTGAATAGTGAGCGGACATTAACAACGCCGTTGGCCGACTTACTAGGATCCAATCAGAAATTGGAGAATGGATCGAAAAAGTATACTTCGACAAGTGAACGGAGTATTTGTAAGACCAAGTTTTCATGCCCATCTTGTAATTTGAAAAAGGACAAGCAAGTCCCTAATGGCTATAGATTTACTCCTTGTGAAGACTGTGGAACTTTGGTTCGTATTCGTCCGGCAAACCAAACTTGGGGGGCTTTTGATGACGAGGGATATCAGTACCACGCTGATTCAATTTATATGCCACGCAAAGAGAATGTGGAGGGCGCGGAGTGAATGACTTCCAAGAAAGAAAACAATTTTTAGAGAAGTACTATCAGGAGTTTAAGTCACTGCGAGAGATTAATCCTGCCACGTCTTTGGATGAAGCATTGTCATTGTTCTGTGTTGCATTTCCAGAAGCAGAGCCGCACAGAAACTATTTTTATCAAAGGGTTTTGAAGGAGGCCGCAAAATGAAAAAGATTATTTTTGCTTTAGTTGCTGTCATTACATTGGGGGTTACGATTTTACCGGAAGGCGCATCGGCTGCGTGGTCAGGCTATCAAACAAGTAAAAAGGTGAGAATCTATACAGATGCCACAACATATTCAAAGAGTGCTACATCGGTAGACTGGAAGGCGCAGAAAACAACCTCAGGACGTGTTTATTATTCAGCTATGTTAATCAGAACGGATAATTACAGTAATTCAGGAGCGCAGCGGGGTAATTTCACATCGGGTACACCGTTAAAGAAATTCAGCTTATCAAAAACGCGGCCGGGAACATATCAAGTCGTTATTAATCTATACAGTGATTCAAGCGAAAGAAATTACATTGGTACAGCAAGATCAGCAAAAATTTATATTAAGTGAATTTGATAGACTTCGCGGACATCGAACATGCTGCAAGAATAGCGGTGTGATCGGTGCCCGCTTCTACTATTTAGGAGGTATCATATGCAAGCGGCACAACAGTTGTCATTTATTCCGGAAGTGAATGAAAAGGAAGTGCGAAACACAGTCATCAAAGAACTGAAAACGTATAGATCACTAAAAATTCAAGCGGAAAATAGGAGAGAACAAAAGGAGAAGGGAGTTATTGGGTTATTCCCGCAACTGCGGAAAAGCACCGAATATAATGAGCTGAAGGTCAAGCAGATGGATAGGGCGCTAAAGCACTGCCTTGATCAAGACGAATACAGCATCATAGAAAAGAAATATTTGTCTCCGGAAAAAATAAAGGATCTTGAAATCATGATAGAACTGGGTATCAAAAGAGATAAGTTCTATCAGGTGAAAAGACAGGCTATATACAACATCGCGACAGCGCTCGGAATAATCTGAGGGCTGTTTTTTTACGATGAAAAGCCGATAAAACACCGACAAAAAGCCGACAAAATGGGGGATAAAATGGGTACTTTTTTTGATTGCGTTTTGTCATACGATAGAGACAAGAAAACGAACGTGAATAACAGTCCAAAAAGGAGATACCTACGGACGCTAATCTTTTGTACATGGGAATTTGTACAGCTGATTAGTGGCCGTTTTTTTATGGCCAAACCAGGAGACGCACCTTTCCTTTATCAAGTGTGCACTCGGATGTATCGAATGACTATGAAGGTCGTTAGCTTCACAGGAGGAGCGGCTGGAGTCTATGCAGTATTGCGCGCGATAGTCACGGGGAACGCAAGCGGTGAGATCCCGCTTGCAAGGAAAGTCTTTAAACCGGCTCTCCATTTTCTTTGCTTACCTCCTGGGGGAAATCGGCGGGCCACAAATAAATAAAAGCGAATAGCGTAAGGCGGTGCTTATTCGGCAAGGAGTAATGAAAGATGAAGATGAGAGACGTTTTATCTGCTGACACGAAACAGCAGCTTAAAAAAGTGTTAAGTCCCTCAACAAAGGCAGATGAACCTTTGACGAGAAGGGATTGGGAAGAAATCATGGGAACGAGACGTGACACCTTCAGACGTGTAGGCGGCCGGATCCGGAGAAAGTGAAATGATGGGAACAGCCGTCATGTATTCGGGAGTATGGCTGCCGGTGCTTTGGAGAGGGATAGGAGCACAAAAACAAAATAAGGGAGGAAATCGGAATGGCTTCATTAAAGGGAGTAAGCGCCAATCCAACAAAACAGAATCACATTTTAGGAGAGGACAAGATCGTTAGAGTTGCAGTCAAAAATGACAATGACTATATTGCAGGTCCTAACCTTATTCCTCAGCGGAAAGAGAGCGGGAAGTGGAAGACTCTTAACGCAAATTCTCCAAATCCACTTAAGCCCGATCAGAAGGATTATGATGATTGGGGCATCAAGGAGATGTTCGACAACAAAAAAGGCACATATCGCTTTAAAGTTGAAGTTGAGCGCTATGATTCTAAAGGAAATCACATCAAAACAGAAGGTACATTCTACACTGACGAATTTTATATTAAGTAAGCATTCTAACTTGAATTGCTAAATATTGAAAAATCGCCTCCGATATAGTTTTAGGAGGCGATTTTTTATGAGTGAAACTAAAGAAATAATTGAATTTGGTGATATCAAAGACGCAGAAATTTATTTGCTACGAGTTGAAAAGGACATACATAAAAAAAGCTTCTCTGATCAAATTGCATTTAAAGAAGAAATCAAAAAGCGTCATGATAAAAAGCAAATTCAAATGCTCCTGGGTAGGCTGGAAGATATGATTGAAAATAACAAAGCTTTAAGTCACTTTACTACAGCTTTATTTGCAATTCTATCTTTTATTTTAGGAAGTACATTAAATTATGGTCTCAGTCTGGCAGAAGAAGCAGAAGGAAGTGCTGCTTCAACAATTATCATATTGGTTTTTTATACTGCCGTAGGAATTTGGTTTTTGTTATCTTTTAAGGATTCAAAGACACTAAAAAAATTGAGCAGTTATAAAAGATTATTACAAGAGTGTTTAGATGAAATGCCGGAGAAAAAATATTTTAGAAGAAGAGTATAAAAAAGTACCAGACACCTTAGTAAATAAGGTGTTTTTTTATTGGAGGCAAAACATCATGGATATTAGAACTATACCAGTAGAAAAGATTAACCCCGCTCCCTACAATCCCCGGATTGATCTTCAGCCAGGTGATCCCGATTATGAAAGAATAAAAGCATCTATTGAACGGTTCGGTAATGTCGAGCCGCTTGTTTGGAACGAAAGAACAGGAAACCTTGTAGGTGGCCATCAGCGGTTCAAAATACATATGGAGAATAACCCTGCAGAGCTTACTGTTTCGGTGGTAAATCTCGATGATAACGAGGAAAAAGCCTTAAATATCGCGCTAAACAAAACAGGCGGCGATTGGGATGAGTACAAGCTCGAACAAGTTTTAAGAGAGCTGGAAGAAAATAATTTTGACCTGTCCTTCACTGGCTTTTCTGAAGGCGAACTAGAAAGTATTTTAGAAGATCTGACAGAACATGCAGGGAACGGCGGGAAAGTTACCGATAATCATGAGATTGATCTTGATGATTACGAGGAGGACCAATTTGAACATACCTGTCCTAAATGTGGGTTCTCTTTCAATGAGTAGGTGAGCAACAATGAACAGTTATAGATGGTATCTGTCTGATCTGAAAAATGTTGAGCAGAACGGATTGAAGGTTTTTAGTACGTTTTCATGTGGCGGAGGTTCCTCCATGGGTTATAAGCTTGCTGGATATAACCTTCTCGGAAACTGTGAAATTGATCCGCAAATGATGAAAATCTATAGAAAGAATCACAATCCTAAATACTCGTTTTTAATGGATATCAGGAAATTCAACAAATTGGACGATCTGCCGGAGGAATTATTCGATTTGGATATTTTCGATGGATCCCCTCCATGTAGCGTATTTTCAATGGCTGGTGATCGTGAGGATGCTTGGGGAAAGGAAAAAGCTTTTAGAGAGGGACAGGCCAAGCAGTCGCTTGATGATTTGTTTTTCGAGTATTTGAATGCAATTGAAAAATTGAGACCTAAAATCTTTGTAGCTGAGAATGTGAAAGGCATGATCATTGGCAAAGCAAAAGGGTATGTGAAGCTTGTAATTGAAAGAGCGAAAGAAATCGGCTATGACGTTCAGGTGTTTTTGTTGAATGCTGCCACAATGGGAGTCCCGCAAAGAAGAGAGCGGGTCTTTTTTATTGGCCGGAGAAAAGATCTGAACTTACCTCAGTTAAAGCTCTCGTTTAATGAGCGGCCTATCCCTTATAAAGAGTTTAGGAGCGGGCGTGGATCCAGATTGAAAGAGACATCAAAATTGTATAGGAGATGGGTAAAGAGAAGGCCGTCAGATAGCAACATAGGTGACATAACGAAAAGGACAGAAGGGAAAGAATCTAATTTCAATACGATTTTAGTGAAAAACAGTCTTGTGCCGCCTACTCTTGCAAGCGGTTCTGTCTTTGTCCGATATGACGAGCCTTATTATATCTCTGAACGGGACGTTATTTTGATGCAATCATTTCCTCTCGATTATGACTTTATGGACGCTTCAGTGCAGTATGTTTGTGGTATGAGCGTGCCGCCTTTAATGATGAAGGGGATAGCGGAACAGATTCACAAACAATGGTTTTCATAATAAAAAAAGAGGGTGCTACTAACACCCTCCCTTTCTAAGCAGAGAGAAACTCCCTGTCAAAGAGCGTGATCAAGACGCGGCCGCGTTGTGGGAAAACATCACGCTCTCATCTCATATTGTAATGGAGGACAGGGAGGATGGCAATAGAAAATAGAAACATATGTTCCCTTTCTGATGACGAAAAAGAAAATCTCCTTCTCCTGCATAGTGCCGAGTTGTTAGAGAACATCAGTCAGTCTAAAGAGAAATACCGAAAAATTATTCAAGCAGGTATCGCCCAGTGGGTTAAAGACTTCCAAAGTGGCCATATCAAGGTGAATACTGTGGACGATTTAAAAAAGCTCATAGAGCTTGATATAGAGCTTCAGAAAGATGAGGAAATTTAAAAACAAACTCAAACTTAATTATGAGGTCCGGAGGTGGGTGAGATGTAATGCCGAGACCACGAGATCCTAAACGAGACGAAGCGTTCCGTCTGTGGGGAGAAAGCGGCGGAACCCGCTTACTAAAAGATATAGCTGAGGAGCTCGGTTGCTCCCCGTCACTTATTCGTAAGTGGAAAAACCAAGATCATTGGGAAGAAAAATTGAATGGTAACGTTACTAAACAGAATGATAAATCCAATGGTAACGTTACTAAACGCCCTGGCGCTCCAAAAGGAAGTAAGAATGCCAAAGGGAATAAGGGAGGAAAAGCGCCGCCTGGCAATCAAAACGCCAAAGGGAATAAAGGAGGCGCAGCCCCCAAAGGAAATAAAAACTCTGTGCGAACTGGTGAGTATGAATCAATCTTATTTGATTTCATGGATGATACAGAAAAAGAGCTGTTTGGCCAGATCGAAACAGACCCGCTCTATCAAATTGATCTAACAATAAGGGAGCTGAGCCTTCGGGAGCGGCGGATGATGCAGAGAATAAGCAAAATAGAAAATGGCTTGAATGAAACGCAACGCCGCGTCCTTCAGCAATTGCGGAAGGTAAAAGACATCGTGCCGACCAAGGACCAGAAAACAGGTTTAGTAAAGCACCAGGCACTTATGAATGAGCGCCTTGTCGTTACCGAAATTGAAGAGGTATCTGAGCCGAGTGTAGATAAGATTCTTCGTTTGGAAGAAGCGATGACCCGCGTCACTGATAAGCGGTTAAAAGCCATCCGTCAGAAATACGAAATGATTCGATCTATGGATGAACAAGAATTGAAGCTACGTGGTATTTATCTTACAAATGAGACCAAGCAGGCAGAACTTGAAAGGCTCACAGCCCGTCCGGTCGATAATTCTGTTCACATTACTATTGAGCGTAAGCATAAGGATGAGGGCAAATGATTAACAAGGAAGTAAATCCACACTTTGAAGATTTTCTTTTTGACTGGAATCAAAAGTTTCAGTTTCTAGTCGGCGGTTATGGATCCTCGAAGAGTTATCATGTGGCACTCAAGATTGTTCTTAAATTACTGGAAGAGAAGCGGACCGTTCTTGTCGTGAGGGAAGTATACGACACGCATAGGGACTCAACCTTTTCCCTCTTTGATGAAATTATCAATGACCTTGAGATAGATCATATTGTTAGGTGCGTTTCTTCGCCAATGCAGATCCGCTTTCCAAACGGTGGCCGGATCATATTTAAAGGGCTGGATAAGCCGGCCAAACTGAAATCAATCAATAACGTTTCTCTCATATGGATTGAGGAATGTTCTGAGGTGAAGTATGAGGGGTTCAAGGAGCTGCTTGGACGTCTGCGACACCCGACATTGCCGCTTCATATGATACTTTCAACAAACCCGGTCGGAGAAGATAACTGGACATATAAGCATTTCTTCAAAGATGACCGCCAAAAACGGTTTGTGCTCGATGATAAAGAGCTATACGAAAAGCGGACTGTCGTAATTAATGACACCTATTATCACCACTCAACAGCGGACGATAATTTATTTCTTCCAGGAAGCTACGTGAAGCAACTTGATGAAATGAAAGAATACGATCCAGACCTTTACCGAATTGCTCGGAAAGGTCATTTTGGCGTGAATGGGGTTCGTGTGCTGCCGCAGTTTGAAGAGAGGCCACATGAAGAGGTTATGACAGCAATCGCTAATATTAACCGTCCGCTTAAGCGGGTAGGCATGGACTTTGGTTTTGAGGAGTCATACAACGCCGTTGTCCGGCTCGCTGTGGACCACGAAAAGAAATACCTCTATATCTATTGGGAGTATTACAAAAATGGAATGACGGACGACCAGACGGCTGAAGAACTAAGTGAATTTGCTGAGACCAAGGAGTTAATTAAGGCTGACTCAGCGGAGCCCAAAACAATCCGATATTTTCAGCAGCAAGGATTCAACATGGTGGGCGCCCACAAATATAAAGGATCCCGCCTTCAATATACAAAGAAGATCAAGCGGTTCAAGAAAATCATTTGTTCGGATCGATGTGAGAATACGATCTATGAACTGAAGCCGCTCACCTATGCCAAGGATAAGTTGGGCCACATCATAGAAGACGAGTTCACCATAGACCCGCATACACTTTCAGCGATCTGGTACGCCCTTGATGATTACGAGGTAACCGATCTGAAAGAAGAATCAAAAGGAAGACCTAAACGGTCAAGACCACGAAGCAGAGAGAGGGGGGAAGTGAATGGGTAAATCTACAGTTAAAGCGCGAGTTTTTAAAGCTGCTCCACCTACTGACACAACAAAGCAGATTTATGAAGATGAATTTGCGGAAATGTACGGAGAGAATATCATACCCCCGCCGTATAACCTGAAAGAGCTTAAACACATCGCAGAGTATTCGACGATCTTACAGCAGTGTGTGGATGCGTACAAGACCAATATAGTAGGCTTCGGCATCGAGATGAAATACTCAAAGGATATCAATTCTGATGAAGTGGATTCTGCAGAAAAAACGGCAGCGGATAAAGAATGGCAGCAGCTTGAAGAATTCATCAAGTATATTCATTTTGATGAATCAGCTGAAACATTACTCGGCTTTAGCATAGAAGACCGGGAAAAGACGGGCAACGGATATATAGAAGTGATCCGAGACGGAGCCGGGAAACCGGCTGGCATTGAACATATGGCATCTGAGTATGTCCGAGTTTGCTCATTATCAGAACCTATAGAGGTCCCATACAATTATTTTGAGTCAGGTAAATTAAAGAAGATGCTGCGTCAAAAACGCTTCCGAAAATATGTGCAGATCATCAATGGAAAAAGGGTGTTTTTCAAAGAATACGGAGATCCTCGAATCTTGAATTCCGAAACAGGAGAATATGATGAAAAAACTCCTTTTGAAAAGCAGGCCAATGAAGTTGTGCATTTCAAAATAGGGAGCGGAGCATACGGGAAGCCGCGGTGGATTGGCCACATCGTCAATTTATACGGCGCGCGTAAGGCTGAAGAGTTGAATTTCATGTACTTTAAACAGGGCCGGCACGTTCCTGCTGCTATTACCATTGAAAATGGAATGCTCTCTGAAGACTCATATAAACAGCTGCAGGACTATATGAATGGTCTTGAAGGAGTGGAAAACGCACATAAGTTTCTTTTGCTTGAAGCAGAAGGGATAGCCAAGGGCAAAAACATTCAAGGTGATGAGGAAATCACGCCGGTTAAAGTGGAAATCAAGTCATTGGCTGAAATTCTTCAGCAAGATGCGTTATTCCTGGAATATGACCAAAAGAGCAGGGACAAACTCCGCTCTGCCTTCCGGTTGCCGCCGCTCTATACTGGCGAAGCCCAGGACTATAACAAGGCGACAGCTGACACGGCCAGAAAAATTACTGAGGAACAAGTATTTCAGCCTGAAAGAAAGCTAATCACCGGCAAGCTGAACGCTTTATTCTTAAATGATCTTGAAATTCATAAGGTCGAGCTGCAGTTAAAAGGACCGGATTTCCGGGATCCTATTGAGATAGCAAAGGTTCTGACTCCTTTTATTAATGCTGGCGCAGTCTCACCGAATGATCTGCGTGATCTTGCTGGACGTATTCTTGGTAAGACGCTTGAAGAATGGCCAGAGGAAGAGTACAGCCGGCCGATAGGTAAAAATACAGCGGCGCCCGCTTCGGATCCTTTGGCTGAGCTGTTTAAATCTAAGAGCGGCACTCCTAATGTAATTGGCATACTAAAAGACATGCGTGATTTACTGGAGGACATGAAGCAATGAACAAAACTGATAAGCTACTGGAGAGTTTAAATGTCTTTATTCAAAAAGCCGAGGAAGATGAAAGAAAAGAGCTCGTGAATGGTATACGTGATTTCCCCGGCCTCTCTATGATACCCAAATATGTGGAGGAATATGAAAAAGGCATAGCCAGATTGCTCAGGCTCCAGCGTAAGAAGTTTTTAGATGGTCTGAATGGTTTTATAGGCAAAGATTCAAAAGAGACGCTGGAAGCCCTTCTGGTGTTTTTTACGCAGAACCTATTTGCCGAGGATGACTTTGAGAAAGAATTTCAGGAGCTTACCGAGGGATTTCTGCAGCAGACCGTCGAGGAGTTGGCTGAAGTGATCATGGATTCATTGGATCCCGATGTCCCATTTAAAGTTTTATCTACCAGGGCAGCGGATTGGATCAAAGGTTGGTCTGAAAAGCTGGCAGAGATCATGAAGCTGAATACTCATGAAGCAGTGGAAAACGTACTGACAGATGCCATTGAGAACGGTTCATCCATCCAGGACATTGAGCTGACGCTCAAAGACTTGCCGCAGTTTGATAGGGAGCGGGCCCGGACCACAGCCATTACTGAAGTGCTTGCCGCTTCCTCTGCTGCGCAGCATGAATCTTATGCACAGTCGCCGGCAGTAAAGAAAAAGAAGTGGCGGCACAGCGGCGGGAAGAAGAACAACCCGCGTGAAAATCACATCGATCTTGATGGCACGGTCATTGGAGTGGATGAAGAATTTCAGATACCAGGTAGCAGCGAGACTTGCATGTTTCCAAGGGATCCTAAACTTTCAGCAGGTGAGCGGGTTCATTGTCATTGTGTTCTGTCTCCTGTGGTAGATAACGAGATTTTAGGCTTATCACCGGAAGAAAAAGAAGAGATTCGAAGAGAAGCCTTAGCAAACATTGAATAAAATAGTATAATTTCCTCATTACTAAAAGTGGGGGAGCTATATGGTATTACTAAATATTACGTGGGAACAGGTTAGTCAGTTTATATCATCTATTTTCAATTCCAAATTTATTACCAATGCAATTACCTCGTGGCCGTTAGTCATATTAATAATTACACTTTCCTTCAAAAAAGGAATAATAGAGATCTTGAAAAATAGGAAAGTTCAAGTGGAAGCAGGTGGAGGTAACGGACTAAAGCTCATTGTAGATGAGTTGTTAGAAACAACTAAAGTGAATTTAAAAGAAGCATCTAAAAAGGTTGATAAAGATGATAAAGCGTTGATAAACATTCCTTTATCAATGAAAAATGACAAACAAATGATAGAATCAGTAAGCAAAAAGGCGCTAGTAGATCCAGTCAAAACTATTGAAGATATTTGGAGTGATTTCTTAAGGGATTTAGAGAATATCATTATTTTTGTAATGAAAAATACTCAATTGACATTCGCAGGCGATACTTTTAATGTTATGGATGTTCTACACGAAAATAAAAAAATTTCGAAACAAGCGGCTGATGCTATAAAAGGTTTATTTATCATTTCTCAATCAGTAGAAAACGATAGTATGAAAGTAAAAATAAATGAAAGACCTCAATTTGCAAAAATAGCAATAGAGTATTATATCTCTTGTGTGCAGTCGCTCGAACTACTTCGTACAGAGTTATCAAAATCACTTGCATCAGAAGACCTTCAATCATGAGGGTCTTTTTATTTTGAAAGGAGGTGAATAAAATGCCAAGAGAATTGGTAAACGCAAAAATCACACATGTTTCTTATGTCGACAAGGCTGCTAATCAAAAGCAGTTCTTTTTTATGAAGTCAGAAAAACATCCGGACTTTCAAAAAGAAGTCAAGGTCATTGCAAAAGAAGCGGACGAGCAAAAACTTGTGTACGGTATCGTATATGAGCCTGATACAGTGGACGCTCACGGGGATTTCATGACAGCTGCAGAAATTGAAAAGGCCGCTCATGGATTCCTGAAAGATGCCCGTGAAATTGATAAGCAGCATGACTTTCAGGGTGGCGTTGGCGTAGTGGTAGAGTCCTATGTTGCACCCGCTGACTTTGTAATTAATGGGGAACTCATCAAAAAAGGATCCTGGGTCCTTGTGACAAAAGCCTCCGAGGAAATATGGGAGGAAATCAAGAAAGGCGAGATCACTGGTTATTCCATGGCCGGCATAGCTGATATAGCAAAACAAGAAGAGCCTGTTTCTCCAGATGAGAAAGGGCTTTTTAATTTTCTCAAAAACTTCTTTGCCGGGAATATTAGCCTTTCCAAAGGCGCTGTACAGGAGAAGTATGATGAGGGGCGTAAACGCCGTGAATTTTGGGCGGCTCAAGATGCTTTAAACTCTGCTTTGTTCAAATGGGATTACTCCGAAGGTATGGAAACAGATCCCGAAAAAATCAGAGAAGCCCTGCAAGACTTTGTGAATATCGCTCAGAATGTATTGATTTCCGATGACATTTTGAAAGCGATTGGACCAAAGCCTGAAGAGCTGCAAAAGGCCGGCCGAAAATTCTCGGCTTCAAACTTGCAAGAAATTAAAAGCGCTCATACTGCTCTCGGCAATTTGCTGAGTCAGGTGGAGACGGAAGGAGAGGAAGAAGAAATGAACGCAGAGGATGTAGCAAAATCCATTGAAGAAGCATTAGAGCCAATTAAGAAGCAGCTCGCAGAATTAGAAAAGGATGAGGATCCTAAAAAGAAGAAAGACGAGGAAAAAGCAGATGAGGAAGAAGAGGCTAAGAAGTTGAAAAAAGCCATCACAGACGCTGTTCAACCACTCGCTGATCGTATTGAAGCGATTGAAAAAAGCCGCGGAATTTCTAAGCAAGATGAAACAACTTCCGAAACTGAAACACAAGTTAATAAATCAATCTGGTCAGGGCTCCTTTAAACCCTGACTCTTTTTATAAGGAGGAAATGAAGTGACAAACCAAGAGGCAATTAGAAAAGCAGAAATGACGCTGTCCAGCTTAAAAAGCGGCGGTTTAATGAATCCTACACAGGCACGTGCATTTATTCGAATGGTTCAAGATACACCAACTATCCTGAAGGATTCTCGTGTTATTCAAATGGATCACGACACTCAGAAAATCGAAAAAATCGGGTTTGGCCAACGTATTTTAAGAGCAGCCCAAGAAGGAAAGGCTCTGGCTGATGATCAAAAGGCAGTACCGACAACAAGTACCGTCAACCTCAGCACAAAAGAGGTAATTGCAGAGATTGATATCACTTATGACACTCTCGAAAATAACATTGAAGGAGAAGGTCTCCAGGATACAATCATGCAAATTCTAGCGGAACGGGCCGCTGTTGATATTGAAGAGCTGATTGTCAATGGGGATACAACTTCATCTGATCCGTTTCTAGCTCAGATAAACGGTATCCGTAAACAAGCCGCTTCTCATATTGTTGACGCAGCGGGCGAAGAGTTGTCACGTCAAATCTTTAAACGCGGATATAAAGCTGTTCCGCCTAAATATTTGCGTATTCCGCAGGAGTTCCGCTTCTATACTTCTCCTGGTATTGAGGTTGAGTGGAAAGATCGTGTTGCTGATCGACAAACGAGCTTAGGGGACGCAGCTGTTCAAGGTGGGCTTTCTTCCGCTTTTGGTGTTCCGGTCAAGGGAATTGCGAACATGCAGCCTTATACGATTGGCGAAGGGGATACGACTTCTGATGTTTCTGATATCATCCTTACACATCCGAAGAATATCATTCTAGGCTTCTCTCGTAATATCAGAATTGAAGTAGATAAAGATATTAGAGCGCGTAAATTTATCATCGTCCTGACAGCTAAGCTGGATAGCACATTCGAAGAGGAAGATGCTGTGGCTAAAATCGTGAAAGTGAAAGAGTAGGTGAGGAGCTATGTATAAAGCTAAACTCATTAAAGGCAAGAACTATCACGTAATGGACAAAGTCTTTAAAATCGGAGAAGAACAGCCGGTTTCAAGAAAATTGTATCTTTACTTGAAGCAAAACGAAGCCTTCGAAGTAAATGAGGTGCAAGACAAGAAAAATGACGGAGAAGAGCCGATACATTATACAGAAGATCAATTGAAAGGTATGCACAAACCGGATCATGAAACCATTATTTCTAATCTTGGTGGCAATCCGTCTCACTTCAAAAACGCAGACGAAAGAATTGCCTTCATCCTTAATCAGCAAGAAAACAGTGGGGAGTGAGCGGCGTGTTAATCACTCCTGCTGACCTAAAGGATTACACTGTTTTTGATTCTGTAAGGGATCGGTCTGATCCCCTTCTTACTCAGGACATCATAGAAGCTATAGCTGAAATAACATATCAAGTTGGCCATGATTTTTCTGGCCCAGAATATGATCCGCTCCCTGAAACGGTTCGGCTGGCTTTATTAAAAATGGCGCAGTATTTCGCGTTAATTAATTCTGATGAGTCAATCACCAAAGGATATACAACCGAGAAGATCGGAGACTATTCATATTCTCTTGGAAACGGCAGCTCTATTCAAAAACCAGACGTCTACACACTCATTAAAGATTATGTTGTATCATATGAGCCAAGTTTGGAAGGTACAGAAGTAAAAATGCGAATGAGGTCCATATGAGCTATCAATCTTTATTAACTCATCGATGCGACGTTTATCATTTGCAGGAGAAAACAGAAAACAAAAAACAATCCTTTGGGGTGCCGGTTGAAGATGTTCAGCCGGCTTTTTCATATCCTAAAGTTCCAGATATAGCGGAACAGCCGTGTTACTTCACAGAAAAGAACCAATCCATTGTGCAGCAGGAACCGAACACGGCCATATATCAATCATTTCTGGTCCATTTCCCAGCTTCTGCAGATATTCGCTTGAACGACAGGGTTATTTGGGAAGGTACAGCTTATAAATTACAAAAGCCGCGCAAGATCAAGAATCATCATTGGGAAGTGACGGCGGTCCGAGAGGTGGAATACTTATGAAAATTAGGGGTCTCGATCAGTTCATACAATCATTAGACCGGGCTTCTCGAGGGGGACTGAAGAGGAAATATGAGCAGTGGCTTGAAGCAATGGGTTTTGGGTTCTTAGATACCATCCAAGATGAGATCATCAGGACAAAGACCGTGGACACCCGCCGCTTGCTCAATTCCTTTCAGAAAGGTGACCAGGATAATATCTTTTCAATGACAGCAGGCCGCTTAAAGTTGGATGTTGGAACAAATCTGGAATACGCCTCTTATGTGAATGATGGTCACTTTACAATTGATCCGTCTAAAAATCAGGATCGCCGGTGGGTCCCCGGGCGTTGGAAGGGTGAACGGTTCGAATATGATCCCGCTGCTAAAACCGGAATGCTGCTGAAATTCCAATGGGTTGATGGATCAGGCTTTTGGGATAATGCTATGGCCATCTTTGAACTAATGTTTGAGAGAAGTCTTGAGCGGAAGCTGCAGCAGTGGATTGATGAAGAATTTTAAGGCGGTGCTGCCATGAATCAAGAAGTGGGATCAATTATGGGCTACCTATACAAACTGTATCCTGTGCAAGTGTATGAAAAAGAAATACCGCAGGACTTTGTTGTCCCATCTCTTTACATTCCACCGGCTTCCACAGTCGATGGGGTGGACACAGTATCTACGTTTCAAAAATCCTATGTTTTAAACGTGAAACTCTTTCATGAAAACGTGCAGGAGGCTCATAACGAAGCGGAAAGGATTGCGGATACACTTAGAAGTAAGAGGGGATTAATTCCGCTCATACGGGAATCTGGCGAGGATACTGGTGATTTTATTCGGCTATCTCGAATAGAAACCCGGATCTCAGATGATTATGCGATCATTGTTCTAAATTGGACGAGTCGCTATTGGTATGAACGAGAACAGCATCCTTCTCTTGAAAACTTTGATTTTACAAGCGGGGTGAAATGATGGCCACTAAAAAAGAGAAAGCGGAAAACGCTTTTTATATTAAGAATTTGCGAGAGCACAGTCGAGAGCTCTTTGGGGTAAAGCCCGAGGTGTTTGACGGTGCTCTTTTTCATGTAGAAAAAAACAGCATCACTAAATCAGAAGCGAAGAAGCTGATCACTCAGTTTCTTCAGAAGGAGGTCAAATAGATGAACGGCGGAACATTTACAGTCGGCAAGGAAAAAGAGCGTGCCGGTATTTATTTTAACTTTAAAACGACCGCAGAGGATCGGGTATCAGTAGGCGAACGTGGAACAGTGGCGCTGCCGATAGCATCCAGCTGGGGAGAGGTTAAGAAATTCATTTCTATCTCTTCCATCGAGGATTTGAATAAAAAAGTGGGGTTGAACATTGATGATCCTTCGTTGTTGCTTCTTCGTGAGGCAATGAAGAAGGCAAGTACAGTCTTGCTTTACCGTTTGACGGAGGGGCTGCGTGCTCAAGCAGACATTAGTGAAGGTGTAAAGGCGACCGCTCTTTATGGCGGGACTAAAGGAAATGACATCATTATCAGAATTACAGAAAACGTTATTGATTCTTCGAAAGTGGATGTCACAACCTATCTTGATCAGTCAGAAGTCGATAAGCAAACGGTATCTAAAGCCGAAGAACTGAAAGCAAATAAACTTGTCGAATTTACAGGCAAAGGGGATCTAACAGTTTCGATTCCCCTAACAGGAACAGCTCCAGAGGACGTCAGCGGGGACCTTCCGGCATCTTCCGGAATCCGCTTGTCAGGTGGAACAGACAAGACACCGACAAATGCCGATTACACTGCTTTCTTGGAAGCAGCAGAAACGGAATACTTTGACACAATCGCGCTGCCTGTTGAGGATAACGAGCAATTGAAAGCGACGTTTGTCGCATTCATCAAACGGTTGAGAGACAATCAGGGCTTAAAGGTTCAAGGCGTACTCTCTAATTACAAAGGCGATCACGAAGGCATTATCAATGTCACTGGTGGGGTTTTGCTTGAAGATGGAACAGAGATCACTCCGGAAAAAGCCACTGCTTGGGTTGCCGGTGCCAGCGCAGGTGCAACGTTCAATCAGTCACTTACGTTCGTAGAATATGCGGGAGCGGTGGACGTCCTTACTCGACTGGATAATGACCAGGTAATTCAACGGCTGACGAACGGGGAATTCCTGTTTACTTATGATTCTCGAGACAAATCTGTTTCAGTTGAAAAGGATATCAATTCCCTAACAAGCCTAACGGCCGAAAAAAATAAGATGTTTCAGAAAAACAAAATTGTGCGGGTGCTGGATGCAATCAATAATGACCTGACATCACAATTGAAAGCGTTGATTAAGTCCCGTAAAGCGAGCGGCAGCGATGTTCCTGCTACAAATGACGGACTTCAATTCGTGAAAACGTTGATTACTCAATATTTGAGTGTTCTTCAGGATAACGGGGGCATTACCAACTTTGATTCAGAGAATGACATCACAATTGCACTGAATAGCGATCGAGACGGTTTCCTGATTGATCTTGCTGTGCAGCCGGTCGATGCAGCTGAGAAATTCTACTTTAACGTGGAGGTGAAGTAAGGTGGCTTTTAAAGCACAGAATACGATATCTGGTAAAGAGGGACGCCTTTTCTTGGACGGTGAGGAACTGGCGTTTATTAAAACATTTGAAGCGAATGTGGAGAAAAATAAATCGGAAGTCAACGTTATGGGCCGCCGCATGACCGGTCATAAAACGACAGGAGCAAACGGAACGGGCACAGCGACATTTTATAAAGTCACATCCCGCTTTGTGCAGCTGATGCTTAATTATGTGAAAAAAGGCGAAGATCCGTATTTCACTCTGCAAGCGGTGCTGGATGATGCGTCTTCCGGTCGCGGAACTGAGCGTGTCACTCTGTATGATGTGAATTTTGACTCGGCGAAAATTGCAGGGCTTGACGTTGATTCTGAGGCATTAGAGGAAGAGGTTCCGTTTACTTTTGAGGACTTTGACCTTCCTGAAAAGCTGAAGGATACGTTCTAATTAACCGCTTATTTATAATAAGAGTTAATTCTCTGTTTGGATTGCAAACGGGTATATACTCGGTATATACTGGGTATATACTTTACATTAGTAATAAATAATAGAACTAATGTAAAAAACAGATGCTATACCATTGCATTTTTGCATAAAATAAAAAAAGACCCGGCTGCCACCGGGTCGGTACAAATTGAAGGCCCAAGTGGGCTGGCTTTAAGGTATTAGTGATGATAGACCTTCCCCAAGTTTAGAGGCTCAAGGGAGGTCTATTTTTCTTTCTTTGACAACGTGGCAACTAACATGCCAAAAGCAATCATTAAATAGATTGTTTCGAAAGTTGTCATTTGCATCACCCCCTTTCTGCTGGGGATGAGCCAGACCACCCTTAAGAAGCCGATTCATTTTGTACTTAAACCATATTGTACCATAACACTCTCAAACTCAGAGAGTGTTTTTTTATTGCCTAAAGACAACCAAAACAAAAGGAGCTAATTAAAATGAGCGAAAAACAAAACGAAAAAGTATATGATCTTTCATTCTTTATGCCTGGCCAAACAATTGAAGCAGAAGAAGTAGAAGTGCTTATTTCAAAGCGGTTTGTGGACAAGCAAGGAAAGGTGATTCCGTTTGTATTCAAAGCGATCACGACAGAACGCATTGACGAACTGGAGAAAGAAAACACCACTTACAAAAATGTAAAAGGCCGCGGCCGTGTGAAAGATTTAGACAGCCAACGCTTCTATGCTCGTATTGCCGTTGAAACGACTGTTTACCCGAACTTTAAATCTAAGGAACTGCGCGAAGCCTACAAAACAGAGGATCCGGTGGAAGTTGCAAAACGTGTTCTTTCTGTCGGCGGTGAATATGCAAACTGGCTGAACAAAGCAATTGAGATCAATGGCTTTGAGGATGATCCCGAAGACCTTGAAGAAGCAGCAAAAAACTAATAAAGGACGGGGATAAAGAGACCGTCTATCTTTATTACGCTATGCATGAGCTTAAATATTCCCCGTCTGAATTACAAGAATTATATGAGGCGCCGAGAGAATTCAAGGCGCTCTTATATGGTTTGATCAGTTACAAGCTTGAGCTGTTAGAAAAGGAAGCGAAGAAGGGAGGTAATTAAATATGGCTAAACTAACAGCGACGTTTGATTTACAGGATAAGATCACCCGCAAACTTCGAAAGATACAAGGAAATGCAGAAAGACTTCAGAGGGCCGCTAATGGCCCTCTTATTTTTGACGCTGAAGATCGAACGGAGCGGGTTATGAGACGAATTGATCGATCAGCAAGCCGCTTGACGGGACGGTCCCGATCGCTTGAAGTCGGTTTAGATGATCGGGTTTCGAATGGTTTACATTCTATACGCCAACAAACAGAGGATCTGACTGAAGGCAGCCACGAGGTGACGGTTTCCGTTAACGATCAGGCTACACCGCGTTTCCGCTTAATTCGAGGAGGCCTTTCAGATTTGAACCGTTCACACGCTGAACCTACTGTTTCAGTCCGTGATCATGCATCAAGTGAATTAGACGAGATTCGCCGCCATGTGTCCGATGTAGACGGCGAACATGCTGAACCTACTGTTTCTATTAAGGACAAGGCTTCAGCGGCTCTCGATGCAATCGAGGCAAAATTAGACGGTCTGAAAAACGCTACTATCACCCTGGCAGTTGGTGGCGGATTGTCGGCTGGTGCAATTATGGGTAGCGGGAAAAGCGCTATGTCCCAAGACGCCTATGTTTCAGCGACTTCGAAAGTCAGCAAAAAAGACGCTGCTAGAATGACAGACCAGATCTATTATGACAACAAAGCGGGAGGGTCCCGGGAAGAAGTCAGCTTATCTCTGAGAACCTTGTCACAACAGACGGGAGCATCTAAAAAAGCCCTGGCGGAATTGACAGAGTCATCTAGCAAGATCGCGCAGCTCATGAATGCTGATCAGGCGGAAGTGGACCGGGCCTTCAGCTCAATGTACAACAACTTGAAAATGTCCGGGAAAGACAGCGGGGATTTAATTGCGTATGTGTACCGGAACGCCGGTGACCAGGCTGACGATTTGCTGGACACGATGAATGAATACAGTTCCACTTTTAAAGACATGAAACTCACAGGCGGCCAGATCGCTAATGCCATGATAAAAGGGACAAAGGGCGGGGCCAGAAACTTTGACAACCTCGCTGACAGTATGCGTGAATTTAACATTCGCCGTACTGAAATGTCTGATAGTCAAGTAGACGCCTTCAAATCGCTGTTCGGTGCCAAAGAAACAGAGAAGATGTTCAAAGGGTTTAAAGATGGTTCAATAAGTGGCCAAGAAAGCTTATTCAAGGTAGCTGATGCCTTATCGAAAGTCAAAGACAAGACTAAGCGGGCATCTATCGCCACGGAGCTAATAGGAACGCAATACGAGGACCTGAAGCAGCCGATTTTAGATATGGCTGAAGGCATTGGCACAAGTGCAAAAACAACAGGCGAACTGGAACGTAGCTTTTCTCAGCTTCGGGATAATAACCCGATGACACCGATTAATGACGCCATGCGGGATTTTGAAAGCATATCTAAGGATATGGGAACTTCACTGCTTACCGGTTTAGGCCCAGCCTTTGACAAGATCGACTCGTTCCTAAACAGCAAGGAAGGTCAAGAAAAACTCAAAGAGATCAAAAAGGATATTACTGATCTTGGCGAGGCCATAGGTGACAAGCTGAATGTGGCCATCGAGTGGACGGTGAATCATTGGGACGATTTAAAAACAGCCTTTAAAGTTGTGATTCCTTCTTTAATTGGATTGATTGCATATTTGAAAATACTACGGCCACTCTTAAAAGGAATTGGAACTGTCGGAAGTGATGCAGCGGGAGTAATTCGGAAGTTGATTCCCAACCGTACTCCTGGCGGTGACCCTAATACACGAAGCGGCAGACGTAATGGGAAGGTTGCTCGTGGTTCAGGGAGAAGGGGCGGAAGTTCCGGATCAGCTTCGAGTCCAACAAGTCTACCACGGAGCGGTAGCTTAACATGTTGTTGCTGTAGTGGTATCGGCGGAAGTGACCGCAACCGAAAAGGAAGAGGGAAAAATGCTTCTGGCCGACGCGGGAATCCAACAAGTGTGAATCCTTCTAACAGATCTATTACTGTGTCATCCGAACAGCTAGAAAGAAGGCGTTCAGGAAGAACGGCAGCTGATCCTGTTAGAAGCGCAGGTTCGAGAGCTATAGTAAACACCACCAGATCAGAACTTCGTGCAGCAGGCCGAGCGACAGGCGGAGCCTCGAAGTTCGGGAAAGTTTTAAGTCCTCTAAAGAGTGTCGGTAAATTTGCGAAAGGTATCCCTCTTTTGGGAACTGCATTAGCGGCAACTGATTTACTCGGGATGAACAAAGAAAATGCAGGTGAGAAAGTTGGTTCTTTCGCCGGGAATCTTGGCGGAGCTGCTGCAGGTGGAGCCGCGGGAGCAGCCATTGGTTCTGTTGTCCCTGTTGTCGGAACTGCTGTTGGTGGAGTTGTCGGTAGTATCGCAGGCGGTATAGGGGGTTCTGATTTAGGATCCTCTATTGGCAAGTGGTTTGATGATGGCGGCGCTTCAAAAGCATGGGATGGAATTGTAGACGGTGCAGGAAATGCCGTCGATTGGATTGAGGATACTTGGTCTGATTTCTCAGATTGGTTTATGGATAACGTCTGGACCCCTGTTAGTGATTGGGCCGGAGACAAGATTGATAAGATCACCGATAAATTTGAGGATGCTAAGAAATGGCTGACTGATACCTGGAATGACGTGTCATCCTGGTTTGTGGATAACGTGTGGACACCTATTTATAACACTGCTGTTCCGATCATAAATTTAGTAGTTGGTGCCTTTTTATTTGCCTGGGATGGTATCAAAGCTCTCTGGAAGATTGTATCGACTTGGTTCATGGATAATGTTTGGAATCCATTAGTTGACGGTGTCACTGATGCTGCTGATTGGATTTGGACAAAAATAAATGATGCTTGGACTTGGATCTCAGATACATGGTCCACTGTCTCCACTTGGTTCATGGATAATGTCTGGAATCCAATTAGTAATGCAGTTGCAACTGTTGCTGGCTGGATCCAAGCACATATTGATTATGCGCGAATCTGGATCCAATTAAAATGGCTTCAGGTGGCAACTTGGTTTTATGACAACGTCTGGAACCCAATCAGTAACGCTGTTAGTAACGTAGCAAATTGGATTTGGACGAAGATCAACGAAGCATGGACTTTTATTTCAGAATTATGGTCTACAGTTTCAACTTGGTTCATGGATAATGTTTGGACGCCAGTGAGTGATGCTGTCACTAATGCAGCAAACTGGATCTGGACAAAGCTTAACGAAGCGTGGACATGGATTTCTGACAAGTGGAGTGCAGTTTCGGCTTGGTTCAGTGAAAATGTTTGGAATCCGATTGTCTCAAAAGTAGAAGATGCCAAAAAATCCATTTCGGAAAAATTTGAGTCAGCAAAAACTGCAGTGACAGACGCATGGAAAGGTGTTAAAACTTGGTTTACTAAAAATGTGGGTGATCCATTAGGTGAAATTGCTGACGGAATTAAGGAGAAGTTTGAAGATACATTCTGGTGGGTCATTAAGCTAAAAGGATTAGCTGATGCTGGAGGGGAGATCATAGGCAATATCATAGGGAGAGGTGAAGAAGCAACAGGTCTTCATCAAAAAAGATCTGGTAAATCCTCATCCGGTAAAAATTCTAGCGGTGGCGGAGGAATTGGTCTTGCTCAGTCTCAGCCATCAGCGCCAACAAGTATTTTTCCTAAACAAAAAAGCGTTCTTGAAGCTGAAAGGAATGCGACGGGCGGTTTTATTACGAAACCAACCATTTCGTGGATTGGTGAAGCGGGTAAAGAGTTTGTTATCCCTGTTGATAACAACAAGGGACGCGGTAAAATGCTTCTTTCTCAGGCTGCTTCTAAACTAGGGATGAGCGTTGTTGATGACATGGCTTCTGCTTCATCAGCAGGTGGAGAAGCTGCTGTTTCTCCATTAGCTGGCGGATCAACTGTTTCCGCTACAGTATCTCCTACCATTGACACATCGAGCCTTAATGAACAGGCTGCTTCTTTCGGTCAACAGTTCACGCAGGGCTTTGATCAAGGTATTGGCGATAACGTCGTTTCAATGGATGCTTGGAAACAGAAAAACGTTGGCCAGCCTATGAAAAATTTGATCTCCTACTCTCCGAATTACGGAAAACAAGTGGTCAATGGTTATGCTAACGGCCAGAACAGTACGGCAACCGGTACAGATGGCTTCCTGCAGACGAAAGTCAAAACACCATTCCAGAACACTGTGAATAAATCCTCTTCATGGGGAACTGGTACGATCAAAGGGTTTGCTTCCGGTCAAAATAGTTCACAAACTGGCACTGATCAGTATGTAAATACACATGTGAATAAGCCGTTTTTGAAGTCTAAAGAATCATCAAACGGCTGGGGAACCGGAATGATCGGGAATTTTGTTTCAGGTATGAATTCAAAGGGCAGTGAGGTCCATGAGGCAGCCAAGGAACTAGCAAAAAAAGTCGAGAAAGCTTTCCGTGAAGAGTTAGATATCCATTCACCTTCTCGTGTCATGATGAGCTTGGGGCGTTTTGCCTCTGTCGGTGTTGTAAAAGGACTGGATTCTGTCGATGTGAAAAAATACGCTGAAAAACAAGCAGGTTCACTGGCAGCTGCTTATTCCGGAATGGGCGCAGTAGGCGGAAATGTTAAACAGTGGCTTATGGCTGCAATGATGGCCACAAAAACACCATTAAGCTGGCTTCCAGGATTGATGACAATTGCAAAGTTTGAATCAGGAGGCAACCCTAACGCCATTAACCTGTGGGATAGTAACGCAAAGGCAGGCAATCCATCTCAAGGGCTCATGCAGACAGTACCGACTACTTTTAACGCACATAAAGCACCAGGCATGGGTAACATTAGAAACCCGATTCACAACGCTGCTGCCGCGATTGGCTACATCAAAAGCAGATACGGCTCTATTGATAATGTACCTGGTATTAAAAGCTTGAGACGCGGTGGACCGTATGTTGGTTACGCTAACGGCGGCCTGATCACAAGAGAACAAATTGCACGTGTGGGTGAAGGAAATAAACGTGAATGGATCATTCCGGAGGAGCGGGGCATACGTGGCCGCTATCTGTTGGCTCAAGCAGCTAAAGCTCTCGGAATGGAAGTCACGGATCCTGTACAAAAAGGCCAAACTGAATTATCATCTGGCCAGGTAACTGCTGCCACGACAGGCAGTCAACAAACAACTGTTACAGCATCAGGAGGTAAAGAGGTCGTTATTCAGTTTAACGGCGATCAGCACTTTCACAATGACCAAGACATGAATAGTCTTGTAGCCAAGATTAAACAGGCTCTTGTCGAAGAGCTTGAACAAGATATTAACATTGGAACGAAGGGAGTCGTCGCGTTTGACTAGATCTGTTTATGAATTCTGGATTTCACAAGGGAAGGACAAGCTGCGGCTTCCTGTCCTTCCTGAACAAATTGATATTTCAAACACAATTCAAAATGAATCAGTAAAAGTAGCTAGTTTTGGGGAGATCACTTTTATTGATAAACCGGGAGCGAAAGAGATTTCGTTCTCTTCTTTTTTTCCAAAGAAACACAGTCCGCTTGCTGAGTATAAGGGATTTCCTTCTCCTGAAAATGCTATCGCTAAGATTGAGAAATGGGCAAAAGCGAAAAAGCCGGTTCAATTTTTGATTACTGGCACGAAAATAAACTTCACCTGCAGCATTGAGGGCTTTTCTTATAGTGAAGGTCAAAAAGACATAGGTGATCGTGATTATGAAATCAAACTGAAGGAATACAAAACCGCTGCGCCGCGGAAGATCAAACAAAAGAAAAAGACGAAGAAAAAACGGCCGTCTAAATCAGCTCCTAAAACATACACGGTTAAAAAAGGGGATACCTTGTGGGACCTTGCCGGCAAATTTTATGGGGACAGCACAAAATGGCGCAAGATTTGGAACGTCAATAAAAAGGCTATGATCAAACGAAGCAAACGGAATATCAGGCAGCCAGGACACTGGATCTTTCCTGGTCAAAAATTAAAGATACCGCAGTGACATGGGTATGGCTCCTCGTACTAGCTATACCTAATAGATACGAGAACAGGTTTGTTTTTTCGTTTTATTTTTTCAAATGCTAGGCAACCAATTCAGGGCTATAAGTATCTCGGAGGCATAGGTTAATCTATTGGTATTACTGGATCGGCAGTCCCTTGCGCACAATTTTTTTCCTAAAAAAAGACTTATAATCAATTTCTCTTTCTTGTAAAGTTTTAACGAATATAAAAATAATTAACCTATAGAGGTTGCGCTTAAAACACAGGTTTTTAATTATTTGATTTTTTTACAGGAGGGAGAAATAACAATGGCATATTTATATTTAGTGCTTGCAATTTCGGGAGAACTTATTGGTTCTTCTATGCTCAAGGCAGCCGAAGGTTTTTCAAAACTTTACCCTACTATTGGTACAATTATTGCTTATATAGGCTCCTTTTTCTTCCTATCACTTGCAATGAAGACCATTCCATTGAATACCGCCTATGCACTTTGGTCTGGAATAGGGATTATTGCTACCACAATAATTTCAATTTTGATTTGGAAAGAAAAAATTAATGTCGCCAGTGTCACAGGGATTGCTTTAATTCTTGTAGGAGTTGTAATTTTAAATCTTTTTGGACCTGGTCATGGTGAAGCAGATAATGTTGAAAATGCAAGCATAACAACAAACAATGAAAACAATTGAGGCAGTGAAGTTTTATAGGTTTGATAGGGAGGTATAAAACCTCTCTTTTTATTTATATAGAAATGAAGTCTTATGCCATAAAAAGCAGGTGATGACATGATAGAACTTTTCGTCATTAAAGAAACGGAATGGCTTGAGCTGGTAACTGAAAGTGTTTCACTTGAGGGACAACGATATCAGGCGCCGCGATCGATCACGGCCAAGATCATTACGAAACAGGGAACCCATTCATATTACAGCGTATCTGAAGGGGATACAGTTTTATTTAAGTGGAAGGGCAAAGAACTGTTCCGGGGCATTGTGTTTTCTCGCAATCCGGAAGAACACGGGCTGACCTTTACGGCTTATGATATGCTGCAATATCTGGTCAAAAACAAGGATGTTTATGTTTTCTCTAATAAGCGTGCAGACGAGATCATAAAACGTCTGGCAAGAGACTTTCAGATTCCCACAACGTCTATTGCAAACACAGGTCATACAATTAAATCACTTGTGTTCAAAGACGATACGAGCCTTTATGACATGATTCTGAAAGCCTTGAAACAAACGAAAAGCCAAACCGGAAGGAATTATCAATTATATTCTGCGAAGGGAAAGCTTGGCCTTCGCACTTGGCCTGATCCGTCAGAAGTATGGGTGCTGGAGACGGGTGTGAACATCACCGGCTATCAATACAGCACTTCAATTAATGACACGGCCACAAAAGTAAAGCTCCGCCGGCAGAAAGACAATAAAACATACACAGCCTCCGCAAGTGACAGCTCAGGCATCAGTAAATATGGTGTGCTTCAGTATGTCGAAACGGTTTCTGATAACATTAACCAGGCACAGCTTCAGGAGCGTGCGAAAGTCAAACAAGCACAGAAAAAAGGTGTTAAAAAAGAACTCAAGAGTATTCAGGCGATTGGGATTCCGGATCTTCAGAGCGGCTTGCCTGTCTATATCTCAATTCCGGAAGTCGGGGTTAAGAAAACATACTGGATCGATACAGACAAACATGAATTTAAAGGATCCACACACACGATGACCATTGATGTTGTGGAGAAAAACTCTATTCCTGATGGTGTTTCCTCATGAGACTAAGTGAAGCGATCAAGCACTTGGCCGTCGGTGCCGTTGATTCAGAGTCGCCGGTGGATATCCTGCCGGCTGAAGTGGTTTCCGTTTCTCCTGTTGATATTAAACTCAATGAAAATGAAAAGCTAATTATTCCGTCTGATTTGATTATTATTCCTAAGCGGCTGTGCGCTGGAGGAGATGAAGAACTAAAGATGGGTGAGAATGTGATGGTTGTCTCCTTAAAAGGCGGACAATCATTTTTTATTCTCGACAAAATATAGGGGGTGCCTGAGTTGGCCCTTTCGCCAGAAATTGAATTTGATGATATTGAAGATGACAGCGAAGTAATAGAAACCTCGCAAACCTACAAAATAGATTTTGAAAATGGCCGTATCACAAATGAAATGATAACAGGCCTTGAAGCGATCAAGCAGTTTGTATATTTATCCCTTCATACTGAGCGATACGCCTATTCTGTTTTCAGTCATGACATTGGAAATGAGCTTCAAGACGTCCTGGCAGATAATGAAACAACAGACGCATATAAGAAAATGGAGATTCCGCGGCTGATAGAGGAAGCGCTGATCTATGACGATCGTGTTTCCTCTGTGTCAGATTTTGAGATTGAAAAACATGGCGATTCGTTCCATGTTTCCTTTACAGTCGAAACTGACGAGGGAACATTGGAGATCGAGGAGGTGCTTGGTGAGGATGTTTGAAGATCAAACCTTTGAAGAAATTATGGACCGGATGCTGAACAGTATTTCCGCGGATATTGATACAAGGGAAGGCAGCGTGATTTATAATGCATTAGCTCCTGCAGCTGCAGAATTGGCCAAGTCTTATATTTGGCTTGATACGGTGCTGGAACTTGTCTTCTCGGACACAGCACAAGGGGAATTCTTAGATCGTCGAGCTACAGAAGCCGGCATCGAGCGAACGGCTGCCACAAAAGCAGTCAGGGCGGCGGAGTTTACTGAAGGTGTAACCATTCCGGTGGGTTCCCGCTTTTTTGTTGAAAACCTCTACTTTCAATACACAGCAGACGGGACTTTGGAATGCGAAACAGCCGGGGATGCGGGGAACGCGAATATTTCTGGCCAAAATCTCTTGTCATTAGACACTATACCGGGACTCCAAAAAGCGATTGTGAAAGAGATCCTGATTCCTGGACGGGAAGAAGAGGGTGACGACAGTTTAAGAGAACGCTACTTTACTCGCGTGCGCCGGGAAGCTGTCAGCGCTAATAAAGCACACTACAAACAGTGGGCAGAAGAAGTTGACGGAGTGGGGAAGGCAAAGATCTTTCCGCTTTGGAACGGGGATGGCACGGTCAAGATTATTATTACAAATGCCAATCTCGAACCCGCTTCCGATATTTTGATATCTAAGGTCAAAAATTATATCGATCCAGAACCCGGACAAGGTGAGGGACAGGCGCCAATCGGAGCCGTTGTCACAGTGGAGAGCGCGGTCTGGAAAGAAGTTGAGATTTCTGCCGAGGTACTTCCCGAGGTTAATAGCTCTATCGATCAGGTAAAACAGGAAATCGAATCAGGCGTATTAAACCTCTTTAAAAAGATGGCTTTTGAAGATAACGTCATCCGCTTATCGCAGATTAATAACATCGTCTACAATTCGCCTTCAGTAAGTGATTACGCAGATATTAAAATCAACGGCGTGGCAGAAAATTTGGTTCTGAGTGACATAGAAATCCCTAAATTGGGGCAGGTGAACATCATTGAGCAAACTCGATGAAATGACTGCTTACCTACCACCGTTCCTTACCAAGTTAAAGGAAATGACCGAGCTTCTTAAAGCGGAAGCTCCGGAATTTGAGAAGCAAAATAACAGCATCTTTGATCTGACAGATCAGCTGTTTGTCACTACCGCAACCTGGGGGCTTGAACGGTGGGAAAAGATATTGAACGTGCCTCGAGAGCCCGGTGATACGTATGAAATCCGAAGGCTGCGACTAATCTCTAAAATGTCCAATATACCGCCGGCAACATATAAAGCCATTGAACAGGCATTGAACCGGTTCTTAAAGAATCCGTCCGCTCAGGTCCGGCTGCTTCCCGGAGAGTACCGTTTTAACGTGGATATTGATATAGATGATATGCAGCACATGAGCGAGCTCATAGAAACTTTAGAGAATATGAAGCCGGCCCACTTAGCATATACTCTGCGAGCTGCTTTGAATGAGCCGCTCCAGATAAAAGATACTGTAATTCTGAATAACAGACGATATCGAAAAGTAAGCGAGCTAAAGGTGGGCTATTCTGTCACGCTTAATAATAACGAGGTGGTTTTAACATGATTTCACAAGTTTATAGAGAGCGTACAGCTGCAGATCTTAAAAGTAGAATATCGAAAGTGCTGCTGAATGGAAATGAAACAAAGATTGTAGAAATAACCATTCAGGGTGCTGTTGTCATGGTACTTACTCATCGAGAAGAAGATATCAAACACATTGAAAGTGTTCAGGTCCTTGATGAACAGAACAACGTGATTACGGAAAGAACTACAGATTTAGATGTAAGTAACAATAGAACGCTGGACTTTAGATTTACTTTTGAGGTGGTGTAACAAATGGCATATGAAGCAAAAATAGACTGGTTGCCGGATGATCCGATCAATGAGGATGATGTGAACCGTTGGGAGAAAGGCATCCAAGACTCGCATAAAGATTTAGCAGCACATAAAAATGACATGAACAACCCTCACAAGGTGACAAAGGAACAGTTGGACCTTGGGAATGTTGATAACGTGCAGCAGGCCGCGAAGAAAGATTTTGATCTACACAATCAAGATCAGGAACGGCATATTACGAATGAAGAGCGAGCTAAATGGAATGGGGCGCAGCTTTCGAAAATGACGAAAGACGATGGATCCATTCTTATTAACGTTGGCAAAGGTTATGATTTCCATAGCGTCGCCATCGGGCAGAAAAAGACTTTTACTTTTTACATTTCGAATGATGCCATTAATTCCCCACCTCAAGCGGTACGTGGTGTCTATTTGTATTCGTCATCAATGAATGGAGAAGCAATGGCCATGGCTTCAGATGGCGGGTTTTGGAGAAAGTCCTTAGTTAACGGATCCTGGTCTGATTGGATAAAGTACGAAACCGAAGAAGGATCAATTAGAAGATTGGCTGTTCACACTGATAATAAAGATATCCATGTTACTAAAAGTGATAAAGACAAATGGAATGGTGCTCAGCTTTTTAAAATTACAAATGATGTCGGAGGTGTCTTGGTATCAATAGCTGATACAGACGACTTTCTGGAGAGAATTGTGAAAGCGGGCAAGACCTTCGGAACTTTTTACTCAACAGGGAAGCCGACAAATGCTCCTTCCATCTTATCAACTAGAGGTTTTTTTCACTTCACATCCATTGATAGTAACGGTAACGGTACTTTTGGATATGTCGTGGCTATAGATTATAAGAATAATATGTATTCAAACTATGTTGACGGTAATTCAGGCTGGTCCGGCTGGAATAAGTATGAGACCGAGGTTAACGCCCAGAATAAAGCTGATAAGGCTCTTTCAGATGCAAAAGCCTTTGTTCAAGAAAATTTTTCTATTCAAAAACTGACCGTTCTTACAGGAACAAACGCAATTCAGGACGCGAGAACAAGCGGAGAATCATATCCACTCGGCCTTTCTCTTATGGATATAGGCCAAGGAAATACGACCGGGTACCCTTTACGATATGGGATTGTGAAAAATGAAAAGTATAATAACTCCCGCTTTACACAATATTTTTACGGTACAGGCAATGAATCAGGAACCTATATTGACAGTACAGGGATATGGGTTCGTCATTGGTGGAGCGGTTCTGGCTGGACTCCTTGGGAAAAAATATCTGGATTTGCACATGCCAATGTTGGTACAACTGGAAAACAGCTTCTTATCAAAGGTGAACAGCAGAAAGTTCGTTTTAATAGAAAGATAAAAGACAGTCATAATGCTTTTGATGTCACTAATAACCGGTTTATCTGTCCTAATAGCGGTATGTTTTTAGTCAATGCAGGTTTATATATCGAGAACGTTCAAAGATATGCTAACTATGAGATGGAGATTTATCTTAACGGAAAGATTTATAAAAATATAGCGCATTACAGAAACAGTCCAGCAAACCCTTCTGATTCTACCCAATTCAACGTAGGGGTTTATGGAGCCGCCACCGTTCCAGCTAATGCAGGCGATTATATAGAGATTTATCTGTATGTTGGATATGACGGAGATGTTCAGCGTTACATCACTGACAACTCAGGATGGTATAACTATTTTGATATCACAGAAATGGGCGGCAGAAATTATCCGAGATTATAGGAGGTACTTTTATGATTTTGTATGATGCGATTATGTACAAGTACCCTACTGCGGTACCGAGAAAGGATTTTGAACTGCGGAACGACGGGAACGGCTCATATATTGAGAAATGGAATCTCCGGGCGCCGTTACCGACCCAGCAGGAATTACAATCTTGGTGGGAAGAATCGAAAAGTAAACCACTATATGAGCCTCCTGATCAGGTCGAATTGCTTGCTCAAGAATTGTCGCAAGAAAAGCTGGCCCGCAAACAGCTTGAAGAATTAAACCAGACTTTAGGAAATGCGCTGTCTGAAATAAAGCTGCAGCTGCTTTCCTTAGAAGGAGGGAATGAAGAATGAATTATTGGGTACTGGCTTTATATTATAACTGGGCTACCCCTGAAATGGTGAAGCAGGCAATCCACTATAAAGATTGCTCGCACGAAGATTTACAGGAAGGAATAGAAAAAAATCTAATCACTGCAGAACAGTATAAAGACATCACAGGAGAAGCCATGTAGGGCTTTTTTATTTTGCCTGAAAGGGGGTGAGTACGATGTAACGCCCATGATAGACCGCTAAAGACTAACAAAAGCAAGGAGGAATTTTTAAATGACGCAGTATAGTTTTCAATTTCCAACAGATGCAGCCGGTAAGCCGGGGGCAGCCAAGCCATACAGAGAAGGGAACAGAGATTTTGTGGTGCCGATGGCTGCCATTTCAGGTAATGCTGAGCTGTTGACAAATGCAGTCTTAAAAGCGACTGAAGTGTATACACAGTATGGTCAAGATCGATTAGGTCAGGTTTTAATTTCAAAAGTAAAAGGACATGCTTATTCTGATCGTGAAGGTACATTATTTATCGAAGAAAGTAACGATCAAAATACATGGACCACAGTATCTTCCTTAGTGGTTAAGGCGGGGACACTTGGCGAGACTGAATGGATCCACTTAACACAACGATATTTCCGCTTTAGGTATGCAAACGGTAATCTGCAACAGTCCGAATTCTTACTTTATCAGTCGCTTGGCGCTGGGGAAGAAGATATAAATATTAAACAAGCTGTTCCAATTACGACAGCTGCTCCGCTCACTATGCAAATAGATAAGAGCGGCTTAACCGATGAAGGTCGCTTAAAAGTTCAGACTGAAGGCTTGAATATTAGCTCATTGGACACTCAAGCAAAAACAATGGATGTTGTTTTTCATGATAAAACAGAAACAGTGGGGGAAGGTACTCCGTTCACTGTTGGCTCATTTAAAACGTTGCTTATTGAGGTTTATGGGACAGCTGAGACAAGCGAATTGATATTCTGGGGTAAATCCCTATCTGGAACAAAACGAGCCCTCAGAGGGCAAAAAGTGGACGATGGCACGTTTGCCACTAGCACAAAAGGGAAGTCAGAAGCCTGGTCTTTTGATATTACCGGTTTTAAGGAAATCGTGATGGAACTTAAATCTTTGACGAATGGAAACTTTTCAGTAAGAGGGACGGCCGTCTCCTAAAATCCGGTTGTCCTTTTATTTTGCCTCGGAGGAGGTGAAGAAGATGAAATAAAAGGGGGGTGTACTGATGTCACAACCGACGGAGGTACCGGATTTGCTCGCACTACAAAGAGAAATATCAGAGATTAAAAGTGAGAATAAAGCGATAGAGCAGCGCGTCAATGCCCTTGAGCGCGTCTCGGATAGACAAGATCAGCAGATCATGACGCTGAATGAAAAACTAAACAAAATAGAAGAAAATACAACATGGATCAAGCGCTCGATCACAGGCGCTATCATAACAGCGGTATGCACTGGCGTTATTGGCGGAGCAATCGCTATTTTTTATACCGTTTTGCAAAAATAAGGAGGAACATACAAAATGAAAAACTACGACAAAGGCACGGTCATTCGGACTGTGCTTCTTTTAATTGCACTTATCAACCAAACTATGTTGATGTTTGGAAAGTCACCTTTAGATATTACGGAGGACCAAGTGAATCAGCTTGCTGATGCTCTTTACACAGCAGGGTCTGTGATCTTTACTATCGGCACGACACTCGCAGCCTGGTTCAAAAATAACTACGTGACAACCAAAGGACACAAGCAGAAAGCAATTTTAAAACAAAACAATCTAACTAAATGA